ATAACGCATCATTCGGTAGTGTGAGTAATTTGTTCGTGGCTCTCAGCGGTCAAGATGAAAGGCCTGGACTTGCAAGAGAATTCCAAGGTCGTGCATTGGCCTATGCTTACAGAACCATCGAAGCAGCTTGTCGTCGAGCAGAAGAACTTGTACTAGAAGCACGCCAAGAGATTGGTCCTTATAAAAAGATACTAACATTCAACAACCGTGCTGGGGAATGTACCTTAGCACTAGCGCCATTCGCATCTCCTTCCTCTGGTACAGGATTTGCTGGCACAGTAAGAATGAGTGTGGGTAGTGCAACTATTCTAGGAGTTGGCACTAACTATTTTCCTGGAGACATATTATCAATCAGTGGTGGGACCATCGCATCAGGCGGTGGAGCAGCAACCATTGAAGTATTAACTACTCTAACAACACCTGGTGCTATTTCTACCTTTAGAATCGTTTCCACAGGTTCATATAGTGCATTACCAGGTGCTGTGGCTGTGGCTACGACTATTCTGACATCAGCTGCTCCGGTAAGCATAGGAGCCATAGGTACCGGCGCAACCTTTAATTTAACTTATAAAGTAAACTCAGTATTCATCGATCCTGCTAATCTTTTAGTACAATCTGGATACAGTTTAGTTTCTGTAAGAGTTGTCGGGGGCGGGGGTGCTGGTGCATTTGGTACAGCATCTGTTACAGGTGGAGTTGTAACTGGTATCACTATCACAGATCAAGGTAGTGGCTTTACCAGTATCCCAACACTGACAGTGGATTTACCAAGATTTGCAATTAGAACCGATGGGTTCAGAACTGATTTCACTGGAGATGTATTAACCAATACTCCAGAAGCTATTCGCGGTCGTGATATCAGAGAAGGTCTATTTTTATTCGGAGAAACTTCAGGAGCATTGGCTCAGATTCTACAACACGATGGATCTTTAGACAGTGCAGGCAACGAATTATTTGATGTTGATATCAAATTTGGTGCTTTCCAAGTTGGTGAAGTTATATCTTATGGTGATGTCACTAAAAATATTCATTGCACGATCAACGTAGAAAGCGGTATCTATGAAGAGAATTATCCTCTTAAACTTCCGCAAAACTGTTCTATCGTGGGTGATGAATTTAGACGTATAATTATAAGACCAAGAAGTGGTACTAGTTCAAGTCCCTGGTCCTTTATTAAATTCCGTAGAGATCTAACCATTGATGGATTGACCACAGCAACTCAACTGTATGGTTATCATTATCTACAAAACAGTGCTCAACCAGTGTATCCCAAAGTGGATAACAAAGGTGCGTATACATCTGCAGCAGCACTGATTGATCTAAATAGACAATTTTTACAGAACGAAGTCATAGCCTGGATCAACTTTCAGATCGCTAACAACATTGCGCCATTCACTACATCTTTTTCATATGATGCTGCTGTGTGCAAACGAGATGTGGGATTGATCGTTGATTCGTTGGTATTCGATCTAAAGTATGGAGAATACAATAGAACTATCTCAGCAGGTTTAAAATATTATCAAAATGCTAGCGGATTGCTCGCCATTGGGGCGCAGCTATCAGAAACACTGGCTGCTATTACTAGATTAAACACATTGATAACTTCTGTGATAGCCAACACTGCGATCACAGTTAATCAAACTATTTTTTCCCAAATCATTGATCCTGCTTTTACAGCAGAAGCTGGTTCATCCACTGTGATCAATGCGTTGATCGCTGCACTAAAAGATGTTATGGATGGCAGCGGCAGTGTAAACTATCCTAAAGAAAACGATCAGATGGACGTGTTCCTAGCCAATGATGCTGTGCGCTGGCAGGCTATCACAGCACAAGGTCACGGCGGATTCATGTTAACACTCGATCCTACAGGACAGATATTAGCTAAATCACCATACGCTCAAGAATGCGCATCATTCTCTAAGAGTATCGATGCACAGACATTTGCTGGTGGTATGTTTGTTGACGGGTTTGCAGGTAATCTACAATGGAAACATACCAGTACCATAACCGGCACTGGTATTACCACAGGAACTAGGTTGAGTGTTAGTGGACTAGATCGATTCCCTCAATTACCAGCCAGTTTTCTGGTAGATGATGATGTTTATAGAATAAACTATGTTCGAGACTTTGTATATTCGACCGTAGGCAGCACAGCCACATTTGTGCTGGATGAAACTAATCCTTTCTTAAGAACTGCTGGTGCTCAGACCTGTACCATTAGCACAGCATCTCCTGCTGTGATCACAAAAACTGATCATAGATTGCAGTCAGGTGCTATTGTAACATTCTCTAGCACAGGTACTTTACCCGCAGGAATTTCAGCTACCACTGAATATTATGTGTTAGCAGATGGATTAACCAATAATACCTTTAAGGTCACAGCAACATTTGGTTCCATTACTGCGGTAAACACAACCGCAGGTGGTACGGGTACTATCAGCTATCAAAGAACCTATGAATTACTAATGCCTGGCAATAGATCAATGTTGGGCAATGACTACACACAGATCAACGACATGGGCTACGGAATCTTGGCGACCAACGGTGGTTTAGTTGAAGCTGTGAGCATGTTTACCTACTATTGCTACATTTCATACTATTCTCTAAATGGTGCACAGATAAGATCCATAGCAGGATCCAGTGCTCATGGTGTGTATGCACTAGTGGCAGAAGGTGCTGATCCTTTAGAAGTTCCAACACCCACAGATGTATATGAAGACTTTTCACAGAAAGTAAAATGTTATTTTCCAAGTCCTTCGTATGCAAATACCGCAACTGGGTTGATCATCTATGTTAATGCATATGACTATATTCCACTAGGTAGCAGTGAATTAGAAGTTGAACATACGATCTCGGGCATACCGGTATTATTCCGTTATCCTGTTACTGCTGTTACTACATCTGATACATTCCCTACTGGAGTGGTTCGACTGAATCTTACTTCAGGTGTTGGGTCAACCAGTGCTGGATTGGCTGCTGTGGTTCCAGACGGAACTGTAATGACTCTAAGAAATAATGGACAGATAATTTTAACCAACGATCTTGTAGAAGTTGCGGTAAGACCGTCAACCGGTTTAAAATTACGTGAGACTGCAAACACTGTTTATCGTGTGTTGCAATTTAGTTCGTATACCGATCTAAACGGTCCGTATGAAGTCAGCATTACCAATGCCAGCCCAGCTGTGTTAAAAGTATTAGCAACTGTTACAGATATTGCCACAAATGTATGTACAACATCACAAAATCATAAACTGAGAGTTGGGGATAAATTTATACCAACGTCAACAGCTAATAATTTTGTCAGTGGAACCATTTATTATGTAATCAGTGTTCCTGAATATAATCAGTTCACTGTTTCAACATCTCCGGGCGGCAGTGTATTTGCTTTAGTTAATGGCGCTGGACTAACTATCAAAGGTGTTAAAACACACAAACTTTTAGAAAATTATACCCTGTCATTTACTACCACAGGCACATTACCCGCAGGAATTGTTCCAATTGACACATACTTTGTGCTCAGCAGCGGATTGACTGATACTGAATTTCAAATAGCACTAACTAAAAACGGCACAGCCATCAACACCACCACAGCTGGTTCTGGTATACATAGATACGATCAAGAAGGATTGACCAAGACCAATCTCAGAGAAAACTATGATTATATAGATCTAACACTGTGGCAACCTGGTGAATTTATCAGTGCAACACCCACAGGTGCTGAAGTCAGCGGTATAACTGTGGCGGCTCCGGCTGTGATCAGCACAACACTGGCACACGGATTCAGTGCAGGTGATGTGATTAAATTTACCACATCATCATCAGGTGTACTATTGCCAACAGGATTAAGCAAAAACTCTCATTATCATGTGTTAGCTTCAGGATTAACAACCAACGATTTTCAAGTCAGTCTTGCACCAGGAGGCACTGCTGTTGATACTACCGGTGGCTCATTTATAGACGGTAGAGTAGGTAAAGTCACAGGTCGTGCAGGGGATACTACATTTGCAGTAGTACCAGTAGGCAGCGCAGCAAATCCAAGAGTAAACACCAGTAAATTTATATTTAAAGGTGAAGAATACATTATCTCCTTGTATGAGCCAGAAAGTGTAACCAACGAAGCCTATGCTAGAGTAACACTGAGCCGTGCTTTGATTCACAGCCTTGTAGCCTATGAAGCTGTGACTACAATTAAAGCAGCAGTTCCGATAAGAACCAACGGCGCTCTAGGTACGCTGACTATTCGTATTGCGCTGACTCGTGTTACAGGTCATGACTTATTAGAAATTGGTACTGGATCTTATGCTGATACTAATTATCCTAGTGAAATATTTGGTGCATCAGTGAATCCCATAGATGAAGACTCTGAAACACAGGAACGAGATGTGGGTCGTGTTTTCTTTGTGACCACGGACCAATATGGTAACTTCAAAGTAGGTCCGTATTTCAAAGTAGACCAAGGTACTGGTACAGTAACATTTTCATCAAGTATAGCTTTAAGTAACCTAGATGGTATTGGATTTAAACGAGGTGTGACTGTTTCAGAATTCTCAGTGGATTCTTCCATGGCTGAACAACGAACAGACACGGTGCCAACTGAAAATGCTGTTTCCATCCACGTTCAACGTAGACTAGGTACTCTTGCAGACGGCAGTGCTATTAGCGACCCAGGAAACTTACTTCCTCCCGGTGTTGGCGGATTCATGGCTCTCAGTGGTGTTCTGGGCATGAAAGGCACCATGAACCTTAACTTTAATAGAATACAAAATGTCACAGATCCTGTCAGCGCACAGGATGCAGTAAATCTTCGTAGTCTAACATTCGCTAATTTCCAGAATACCACTATCACAGCACCCAGATCTGCAGACATACTGACATTCACAGGTGCGGGAGACTTTGCACAGAACTCTACAATGATTGGGGATGTTAGCCTAAGCATAGACAGTACTGCTAATACCGTGGACGCACAGATCAATCCTGGTGTGATTATTGATGCTGATGTTAATGCAAACGCAGCCATTGATCATGCAAAATTAAATCTTGATAATGCTTATGTAACATCTGCGGCCAGCATCACAGGAGTTACTGCCACAGGCAGCGGCTCAACAGCTACATTAACATTCACTGCACCAATTTCTCCTGCTCCTTTCTCAGCGGGACAACGAGTTGTGATCACAGGCATGAGTACAGCTGGATACAACGGCATCTATACCGTGGCATCCTGTAACACAACCACACTGACCTATAGTTCAACCACAACTGGAGCAGCCTCGGGCGGTGTTATAAGACCACTCAAAGGTATCGCAAGTTTTAACAGTGCAGAATTTAATGCAGACAATGGTTGGATCAGTTTGAAAAGCGGAGGTACTGCGCTAAGTTCATTAACACCAATCGGATCGTTAACTGTGTTAGGTAACAGTACACTAGGCACTGCCAATGTTACACAGGTACCTTTCAGCACAGTTATAGACAGCGGTGCCGGTGTTAAAAAATCTCAATATTCATCTACAGGATTCCTTAGAAGAACCAGCGGTATAAGTTTAACTGCAGATGGTGATTATGCTGTGGTAGAAGCTGCTGCAGGATCTGCAGCTAGTCCAGAAGCCAGCAAGCTGGTAATAAGAGATTCAAACGGTGACTTCGGTGCTAGAATTATTGACTTAAGCCAATTGAAACTGGACAATCAGGTGGGCATTGACACAGCTACCACAGGAACTGGCGGATATATTCGTTATTACGGTTTTAATACTGCTGGTGGTATTCTAATACAAGATGGAACTCTGGCAGCAGATAAGGCCACTAGTTACTGGAACAATGTACATAATTTTAAAACACAAAACGGCGGTGCCGATGCTCCAATCACTGCATCCAGCATACAGGTACAGGCCATCACCACAGGTGGCAATACCACAGCAGGTACTATCACAGGACGCTGGACTTTAACTGGAACATCACCCAACGACTCAAGACTGCAGGCCACATATTCAGCTGACTTGGCGGAATATTATGAAGGCGATCGAGAATATGCTGTGGGCACTGTGTTGATATTCGGTGGGGACAAAGAAGTTACTATATCAAACTCACATATGGATACCAGAGTGGCAGGTGTGGTTTCTGACACAGCAGCCTTTGCCATGTATGAAGCATGTCCAGGACTGAAAAACTTAGTGGCGCTGCAGGGACGTGTGCCTTGTCGTGTAGTTGGAAAAATATCAAAAGGAGATCTGCTAGTGACATCAAACATAGCGGGTGTGGCTGTATCAGCAGGCAGCGTGGCCAACGTTGGAACCATAGTTGGTAAAGCATTAGAAACATATGACTCAGATCATATCGGAACAATTGAAATCGCAGTAGGGAGAACATAATGCCATTACCAAATCCAAATATAACTCCAGGGGCACCACCGCTAAGATGGGATAGAGTTCTAGAGGCATTCACACAGGTCAATGAAAACTTTGACAGTATCGCTGCTACCATAAGTGGTGGGGGTGGTGGACTATCACCAATCAACTTTGACACACTGGATACCAATGTCAGTCCTGCAGCAGACAATACCTACACACTAGGTGCACTGGGCACTAACAAATGGAAGTCAGTGTTTCTTGCAGAATATCAAGATACACCAGCAGATGCAGCCAATGGCATTTACATTGCTTCCGCACATATCAAAGGTATAGGATCACACATAGATCTTCCTATCAATTCAACTATCAATGGTGAACTGCTACAACAACCTTACTTCAATGCCATACAGGTTGACAACGAATTAAGACTAGAAGCCACAGCTACATCGTCACCATTCGGCGAAACAGTGAACTTGAATTCAGGCACCGCTATGCAATTAGTGGTAAGCTCAGGTGCAGATTCAATTACTTTTAATAACACAGGTGTTACAAGTCTTACAGGTACTGCTGGGCAGATTGGTGTTAGCGCAGCCACTGGAAATATCACCTTAACTAACTTAGGTGTGTTATCATTAACCAGTACAACTGCACTGCCATCAGGTAGAACTGAAGGTGCAGGTATTAATATCAATGCCAGCACAGGCAGCGGCATCAAAGTAACTAACACTGGTGTGTTGAGCATTGTAGCAGGTTCGGCTGCATTGACTGTGAACACAGATGTGGCCACTGGTATAGTCACTATCACTAATGCAGCACCAGCTGGTAACACATTTGGTTCTATCATAGTTGCAGGTGACACATCATTCCCTATCGTGGCTAACAGTCCAGGTGCTAACTTTAAAGTAAACGGCGGTGAAGGCATCACACTTACCAAAGACACTACCACAGACACATTAACGATTACAGTCGATCCAGTATTTGATCTGCGAGGTTCAGTGTTTGCAGATGATTCCACTGTGATGGTAGATGCTGTGAGTGGTACACTAAGAGGTATCTTCATAGGCTCTGTGTTTACAGATAGTTCTACTCAGATCATAGATGGCAACACTGCCACAGTCTACGGTAACATAGAAGCCACAACATTGAGAACCAGTGAAGAAAAGATAGCACTAGGTGAAAATGCCGGTTTAAATCAAGCCTATCGTGCAGTTGCCATTGGTGCATCAGCTGGATCAGAAGATCAAGGCACCCGTGCAGTCGCTATAGGAGGACAGGCAGGTGAACTTAGACAAAGCAACTACGGAGTGGCTGTAGGAGCATCAGCAGCATATTTTGAGCAAGGTG